AATATCAATAACACTGCATGGTTGATTGCACATGGATTTGGATTGTCAAATGAATATACAGAAAGATATGGTAAAACTCACACATGTGAAGAACCATTACTAGAAGCAGAAGCAATATTTTACGAAAAGACTGGACAACTTCCAAATGATTGTTATCATAAGGCAACACAGTTTCCTCGTGCTATGCCAGAACAATGGAAGTTTGACGATAGTATAAACACCTTCGTTGCATACCGAAGATACATTGCATCAAAGCCATGGGCTGCGACTAATTATCTTCGCATACCTGATCGTAAACCTGAGTGGTTATAATGCATACTTTTACGTTTGATGATGAAGAACTACAATGTCTTCGAGTGTGTGTGAAAAATTCACCAGCACCCTATAATATATCAAAGAAAGAAATACTCAAACGTTTAGTAGAAAAAGTTGGAGAACCTATCAAAGAACATCATGAAGGTATTACTCTAGTAGAATATGATTTAACACCTTATGGAATTGAACCTTTAACATGAAACTAACTCAAGAAATTATTGACAAGATACAGGAAGCAATGTTACATACTAAGAAGGATGGTAACATTAACTGGCAAGATGATGATGAAATTGAAGTTCAATTAGCAGGGACATTTGCTGCAGATAGATTCATTGTTATCAAAAATAAATCTAAAAATCCGTGGGTTCCTGCCGATCCACATCCTAGATATGATTATGAAAAAAAGGAGTTTATGAAAGATGAGTGATGAAGAATTGCAAAAACAAATTATAACCCAAATTGAAGTTCTTGTAGAAGAACTAGGTGGAACTATATGCCAACAGACAAGATGTAATAGTATGGGTAGACAGAGTAAAGTTTTAGAGATAGAATATGATATAGAGGAAAAAAATGAAAGAGTTTGATTATGACCTCGATTATAAAAACATTGATTTTTCACTTGAAGAGAACCGCAAACTTTATCGCATTGGAAGGGGAGAACAAGGAGTGCTATTGGTACGGCCTTACACTAACGATATATGCGCTCATTGGAGATTTGTAAATGAAACTATTGCTCGCAAATCTGCTGATAAAATCTACTCCATGTTTTGTGACTATAAGGAGCAACAGGACTTCATTGGAATGGATATGGCAAGGAAGTTTCTTGAAATGGGATTTACTCGCTCCCGTAGGTATGCAAATCATCCTAGTGGAAAGAAGTACGCTAGCGATGGTTCCGTATCACCGCAGTCGCCAACCGCACTACACTGTGAAAAGTCCCGCTCTGCAACTGTTTTCAAAAAAATGAGAGACAGAGCTGCAAAAGACGAAATTTATGTTACAATGAGAAAAGAATGGAGATCTAACGAATGACACTAGGAAGTGAAATGTATGCAATAAGAGATTTATTTCTCGCATGTCCGCCAGTTTATACTTTGCCTGGCACTTGGAATGATCCAGAAAAGATTGCAAAGTGTAATGAAACACTTATACCACACTTTACATTCAATCCTGATTTTACTTTTATGATCTCGATTGCAGTGATCACAGTATTACTGGCTGGTTATGGAGTATACAAAGGATTCTTTGCGAATAAAGGATTGGCAGATCCTTGGGATGATCATGACGATTGAGCTCAAGGATTGGTTGAACTCTATCAATCTAAACAAGAACAATATCATCAAAGAAGATCCAGACACCGAACGCAAGTATGCACCTTTTATTATTAACAAGTGCATGTCTGGTCATTTAGATACTGTCTTACTTGCTAATGAGATGAACATGAATCACTCATTATCAAAGTCCCTTCAATATGATTTTTTTCTAAATAGTGTGAGGAAAAAGAAGAGATTCTCTCCTTGGTTGCGAAAGGACAAAATCAAGAATCTTGATGTGGTCAAACAATACTATGGTTATAGTAATGAAAAAGCCGCACAAGTTCTACGTATTTTAACTTCCGAACAAATTGCATTTATTAGATCTAAACTTGAGATTGGAGGAAAAAGATGAGTATTGTGGAACCAGTAGTCCAGTGGACTCCTGATAATATGATTGAAGTGGCTCTCAGGGAGCCTGATGATTTTTTGAAAGTTCGTGAAACTTTGACTCGCATAGGTGTTGCCTCAAGGAAAGAGAAAAAACTTTATCAATCCTGTCATATTCTACATAAACAGGGAAAATATTTCATAGTTCATTTCAAAGAATTATTTGCACTCGATGGTAAGACTGCCAATCTTACACAGAATGATGTAGCTCGCAGAAATCGTATTACACAATTACTTGTTGATTGGGGATTAGTTGATCTTGTAGAGGAGAATCAAAAATTAGATATCGCACCACTCAATCAAATCAAAGTTTTAGCCTATGGTGAGAAGGGAGATTGGATTCTTGAAACCAAATATAATATAGGTAAAAAACGAAAAACTGAAGAGACTAAATAATGAATGTGCGTTAACAATAATTTTAAAAGTACCACCATTAAGGAGTAGATTTTCTACTCCTTTTTTAATGAAAAGACGCACTAGGTATAAATTTTTTGGTAAATAGTTATGTGTTGAATTGAGGACAATCTATGCATCACAATCTTATCTCATATAACAGTATGAGACCTTGGCTTAATATCGAAAGAGAAACATCTTATGGTGATTCAATTGACGATTATTTTGAGTGTATTTCAG